TTTTTGTTTAAACTTTCAAGCAGAGGATTCATCATTCACCTTTCGGTTTGTTCTTCGCGTTTAACATCATTTGAAGAAGTTGTTGTTTAGCCTGAAGATCCTGCTTTTGTTGGTTATGAACCAATGATTGCTGGTGTTCTTCCTGCGCTCGGGTCATTTCTGATTGATGTCTCATGGCTTCCATAGCAATCTCCTGTTGCTGGCGCTGTGCGGCCATGGCAGGGTCTTCGCCTTGTTTGGTCGCCATATCCTGAGCCTTGAGTTGCAGTTCTGCTTGCTTGATGGCAAGCTCTCCCTGAACTTTTTGAGCCTTGGTTTGAGCATCTTGTTGCTTGATCTGAAGCTCGGCCTGTTGCATCTGCATGACGGGGTCTTGCATCTGTTGTTGGGCTTGTTGTTGAGCCGCTTGATTTTTATCAATCTGGAGCAACTGAGCCGCCGCTTGTGCAACAAGTTTTGACAACTGAACTTCCACATCCTCAGGCATCTCAATGTCTGGCTTAGGTAGAGTCGCTCCGAGGCGTTGCTCAATCTTGGAGCGGTACTGGAACGCAATGTGTTCAGCTACGTGGGCCATGATTGCGGCCTGCATCTGTTGAGCCATTGGGTTTTGGCCTAATTGCCCCATGACAACTGGATCCTGCATCATGGATGTATGTACAGCTATGTGTGCATCATGATCCTGATAGATGAAGGCCTTTGTGGGTTTACCTGTAAGGAAAGCCATGTTCTCGGAGATGGGATCTCTAGGGGTCATGTCATCGTCTATCGGTACTAACTTGTCTGCGTTCTTGATGCCTAAAACTTCAATCATCTGGCGGTGCAGGACTGGTAGGTTATAGATCTGGGGAGCGCCTTGAGCCAACTGGATCACAGCTTGGTACTGCATGATCCTTTGGGCCATCGTTGCTGAATTCGGGTCAGAAACCGGAATCACATCCACCATGTCGTAGTCAGAGCGTTTAGCCTGTGGCGTTCCTGCAACAGGTGTGTACTCATAGGACTCTGGGGTGTAGTCCCTGATGATTGACTTTAGAAGTTTAAACTCTTGTTTCATTGAATAATGAACACGAGCCTGAACCGCAGACATTGTCTTAAGTTGTCTCTCAAGCAAGGCCAGAGTTGTACCTACAGGGGCGTTGGCAGACATATCGCTGATGTTCATATCTGCGATAGATCCAAGTCTTCTGCCTTCGTCTGTGATCTGGTTTAAGAGAGCCAAGAGAACCTGAGAAGGTTCCTTGTATGGCAGGGCCATGATGTTCTCTTTGACTGACCCGCTGGGTACGTCCACATCACGGAACTCACCGGGACTGATTGGGGTATCGTCGTCTTTGATCCTCAGACCTCTGGTCTTTAATCCACCGGGCAGATTAGACAGAGTTCCTGCGTCTACCAACTGACGGATTAGAGATGTACCCGCACGGGCGTAGCCACCAATCAGGTGAATCAAACCCAGACCATAAGCACCAAATCCGGGTACGTAGGTGTACTGGACAAAATGCTGGCGCTTTAAACGGTGCTCATCATCCTCATCCCAGTTACGGCGGATAGCAAGAATTTTTGTAGTCCCACGCTCCAAGGTAACAACGTAAGGAAGAGCAATCCCGTCCTCATCCTCATAACCGGGCAAGTCGTAGTCTACGTGGATTTCATAGATCTGATAGCGGTCGTCATCGGAGAGGTTGTAGCCTTGATCCTCAGCCTTCTTCTTCTCTACGTCAGTGTAGAACTGGAGAGGATCGCCAAGATCCTCATCCACATAGAATCCAGAAACTTGAAGCTTACGGATGTCATTCTTAGTCTTACGCATGATGTGAGTCACACGCTCAGATGTCATGGCGCTGGAAGCACCGTAGGGGATGATTACATCTTCTGCTGGGATAAAGATGGATGCCTGACGGCCCATAGTTGGGTCGTAGTAAACCTTCTTAAAGGCCGCTCCGGCCAGACCCAAAGAGTAGAGCATTCTCTCATGCTCAGGGCGGTACTCAGGCATACCTTCCGTGAGCTTGTAGTTCATGTCATCTTTGACACGCTCTGCCGCTTCTTCTTTAAGACGATCAATAGCGCCGATGATTTCCGTCTTGACTGGGCCTTGAGCCGGGAAAGTTTCAATAATCGTCTCACTTTGAAACCTAACCGCCGCTTCAGTGAGTACGGTGGAAAATACACCGCACGATCCAAGCCATGGTTCTGTTCGTTCTTCATATTTCATCCCCAAAACATCTAGGCCTTTGACATACGTATCAACACAGTCTTTTCTGGAATTAATATCTGTGTCCACCATTTCAATCAGATCACTTGAAATCTTTGCAAGTTCTCCTGCGTCCATGTATTCAGCTAGGTTATCTCCAAAGCTTTCCTCTTCTTCTGGCATGAGATCAATCTCTATGCCGTCCATGTTTAAACGCACACCATCTGGGTTTTCTATTTCAATTTCAATGACTGGTGTGTCGTCAAGCTCTAGGTCGGATAAACCCAGCGGGGCTTGGCTCAATGATTGTTCAATACTCATAATGTTCCTTAGTAGTAGGCTACTTTTCTGCGGTAGTTAATAGGCTCATCTTCTTCATCTGAGTCGATGGAAATAAAGCCCCCCAGTCGAAACCGCATCAAAGCCTGACTGCTTGAGTCCACAAGGTCATCATGATCTCCGTTAGGGAAGGAAGCCATTTCATCCATGACTTCTTCTGCCCATCGGGTATCAGGACACCAGACCATGCCGGACTCAAACAAAGCAGAGACTGCGTTTACACGCGATATCTTATCGTTTCCTTTACCCGGCGTATACTCTGCAATAGGAATTCCCATCTTCCGCATCTCATAGATCAAAGGAGCGCCAGCCGCTCTCTTCTCAATGATCAATGTATCTGGCTCAAACTCCTTATAAAGCTCTAAGGCTCTGCGTTTGAGTTCAGGAAACTCCATCCGTTCTTTTAATGCGTCCAGAAGAATAATATTTGGCTTGAGATCACCAGATTTATTGGGGTGTTGGAAAACACCCCATGTTGTACAGGCTGAATAATCCGCTCGGTTGTTCTTTTCAAAGGCAGTATCCCAAGATTGGATGATGTATTCGCACTGAGGAGGACGTTTCTCCTCCCAAATCTGCCAATGTTCCCGTTTAACAATCGCACCTTCTTCAGATGTGGGGTTTTGTTGGTACTGGGCTTCCCATTTAGAGACTGGAAGCTCTGATTTCAGGGCTTCTAGGGCTTCTTTTGACCAGAATCCGGGCCAAAGAGGGCTTCCATTGGGCATAATTGCCGGAAAATCAATGATTTCCCACTGATCTACGCCGTCTTTACCTGAATTCTTGAGGATTTGGCCTGTCAAATCCCTCTTAGACCACCGAGTCATCACAATAATGATGGCTCCACCCGGTTGGAGACGCTGGCGAGGGCCAGATGTGTACCATTCATACACATTATCAAAGACTGCGGGGTTACCTTGCTTGGCTTCTTGCTCAGAATGGGGATCGTCAATGATTAAAAGATCGGCTCCTTTACCTGTGACAGCGCCCCCAACACCAATAGCGAAATAATCACCACCCACATGAGTATTCCAGCGACCAGCGGCCTTTGAATCGCTCGCCAGCTTAGTCTGAACCACCTTCTGATAATGTTCTGAAGAGACAAGATTCCTAACCTTCCTTCCAAAGCCTGTAGCAAGCTCTGCGGTGTGTGCAGTCTGAATGATCTTCTTATGTGGGAACTTTCCTAGAAACCACGCAGGTAAAAGAAAAGAAGCAAACTCAGACTTAGTGTGCCTAGGAGGCATGTTAACAATAAGCCTCTTCAACTCACCACGAGCCACTCTCTCAAAAGCATCTGCCATCACCTTGTGATGGGATCCCGAGATAAAGATAGGCCACATCTGGGTAACGAAGTACAAGAACGATTCCTTGGATCTCTCAACCTTATCCATCTCCAATAGGGCTTGGATCTTTGCCCTGTTGTCTGGAGAAGCCTTAGGAACCATCGCTAGATAGTCGGCAATCTCTGCGTGGGTTAGTAAGCTCATAGACGTACCACTTCACGTACGC